ATGGCAGGATTTACTTACGCAACATTAACCACAGCAATTTTAAATTATACTGAAGTTAGTACAACTGTACTAACAAGTACAATTACAGATCAAATTATTGATAATGCAGAAACTAGAATCATGAGAGATGTACCTCTTGATGCTTATAGAACATCAGCAACGGATAATTTAGTAGCTAATCAAGAACACGCTCAAGTTCCAGCAGGAGCTTTATTTGTAAGAGGTGTTCAAGTTGCAGATGGAACATCATCACTTACTAATCCTATATGGTTAGAAAAAAAAGATGTTACATTTTTAGATGAGTTTAATGGTGCACGTGCTACAGGAAGACCTAAATTTTTTGCTATGAAAGGTGGAGCAACTGGTGTTACAAGCACAACTTCAGGAGCTATTTTACTTTCACCAATACCTAATTCTACATATGTATTTAAAACTCACTACAATGCTAGACCTACAGGTTTAAGTGCATCTACTACAACTAATTTTATAAGTTTGAATTTTGCAAATGGTCTGTTATATTGTTGCCTAGCAGAAGCTTTTGGTTATTTAAAAGGACCAATGGATATGTTGCAATTATACGAAGGTAAATATAAAGCCGAAGTGCAGATGTTTGCTGGAGAACAAATTGGAAGACGAAGACGAGACGATTACACGGATGGTACTGTCAGGATACCTGTTCAGTCACCACCACAATAGGAATTAAATTATGGCATCAACATTTACAGATCTTGGTATAGAGAAAATGGCAACTGGCGAGAACGCCGGTACTTGGGGAGATAAAACTAATACCAATTTAGACATTGTCAACACAGCAATAGCAGGTTACGTAGAACAATCAATTGCAGGTGGAGCAGATACTACAGCATTAACAATTACAGACGGTGCTGCTACAGCAACTCTTCAAAACGCTGTTATAAAATTTACAGGAACAATATCAGGAAACCAAGTTGTAACTATTCCAGATTCAATAGAAAAAACATTTATAATTGTTAATGGCACTTCAGGTGCATTCACAGTACAAGTTAAAACAGTATCGGGAACAGGTGTTATTTTTGGAGTATCAGAAAAATCTACAAAATTATTATTTTCTGACGGAACTAATATTGTTGACGCTGGATTTAGTGGAGCACTTGACATTGAAGGAAGAGAATTAGTTTTAGATGCAGATGGTGATACAAGTTTAACAGCAGATACAGATGATCAGATAGATATTAAAATTGGTGGCACTGATCAATTAACAATTAAAGATGGAGCCTTGTCTCCCGTTACAACTAACGATATTGATTTAGGTACAGCAAGTTTAGAATTTAAAAATGCATTTTTTGATGGCACAGTAACTTCAGATGCTTTTGCTGGACCACTTACAGGTAACGTAACAGGAAATGCTTCTGGCACTGCAGCAACAGTAACTACTGCAGCACAATCGAATATTACATCATTAGGGACTTTAACAACTTTAACAGTTGATAATGTTATTACTAATGGTTCAACAATTGGACACACTAGTGATACAGATTTAATTACACTTGCAGATGGTGTAGTAACAGTTGCAGGTGAATTAGATGCAACAACATTAGATATTTCAGGTAACGCAGACATAGATGGAACTTTAGAAGCAGACGCTATTACAATTAACGGAACAGCAATAGCTTCAGTATTAAGTCCTATAGCAGGTGGTTCTGGTATTGTAACAACAGGTGCATTAGACGCAGGATCAATTACTTCAGGATTTGGTGCTATAGATAATGGTACTTCAGGAATTAGAACAAATACATTTACTGCAGAAACTTCTTTTGTCCCAGATGCACAAGATGGTGCAGCTTTAGGTACAACTTCTTTACAATTTTCAGATTTATTTTTAGCAGATGAAGCCGTAATAGGTTTTGGTGATAATAATGAAGTTACTTTAACCCATGTTCACGATACTGGAATATTATTAAATGGTACAAATGTAATTCAATTTAATGACGCTTCACAAAATATAGGTGCTCCGTCAAATGCTATACTAGATATTAATGCAACAGATGAAATAGAATTAAATTCAACTTTAATTGATATCAATGCTAATGTTGAAATATCTGGAACAGCTACTACAACAGGTGTACACACATTTACTGCTGTACCTCTTTTTCCTAATGATACAATTGAAACTGCAGATATTCAAGCAGACGCTATAACCGCAGCAAAAATAGCAGATAATGCTGTGGTAACTGCAGGAATAAATGCAGATGCTATAACAGCAGCAAAAATAGCAGACAATGCTGTGGTAACTGCAGGAATAAATGCAGATGCTGTAACGGGTGCTGAAATTGCTGATGACGCAATTAATTCGGAACACTATACAGACGGAAGTATTGACCACGTTCATTTAGCTGGAGATGCAGTTGATGGCGATAATTTAGCAGATAATGCAGTTGACTCGGAACATTATACTGACGGAAGTATTGACACCGTGCACATAGGAGATAACCAAGTAACCCTAGCAAAAATGGCTGGTGGAACAGACGGAAATATCATTAGTTTTGATGCAAGTGGAGATCCAGTTGCTATTGCTACGGGGTCCGATGGCCAGGTACTTACCTCAACTGGTGCAGGAAGTCCCCCTGCGTTTGAAACACCAGCTGCAGGAATATCAGCAGGAAAAGCTATTGCATTTGCAATAGTTTTCGGATAAAAATATAATAAAAGGAACAAAAATTTATGGCAAATCCAGACATAGTAAGCGTAACATCCATCCTTGGAGGTAACGCAGGTTTTAATTTAACAAATACAGCAACAGCTACTTTATTAACTGTATCAGCTGAGAAAATAGTAAAATTAAATTCAATAATTATTGCAAATGTTGATGGAACTAATGCAGCTACTGTTGATATATTTGTAGATGGATTGGGCACAGGTACAGGTGGTGGTACAACTGGTGCTGTAACAACAGGTGCGGATGCAACTGTTTATTTAGCAAAAACAATTTCAGTTCCCGCAGACGCAACTTTAAGTCTTTTAGAAAATCCTATCTATTTAATGGAAGGTGACATATTAAAAGGTGGAGCTAGTGCAGCATCTGATTTAGATTGTTTTTTATCATTTGAAGTTCTAGACGACGCATAGGAGATAATTAGCTATGGCAAATGGCGGAATTATTGGACCTGTAAGAGTAGTATGTACATCATCTACTAAAGTTACATCATTTACAGCAAACGGAAATTTTAAAAAGAAAAACTGTACCTCAACTATAAACGAAGTAATAATAGTAGCTGGTGGTGGCGGTGGAGGTTGTGGTGGTGGAGCAGCATCTGGTGGAGGTGGAGCTGGTGGTTATAGAACAACCACTTGTGTTGCAATGCCTAACGTTGCAGTATCAGTTACAGTTGGAGGTGGTGGTGCTGGTGGAGATGGTTTCAGAGAGAAAGGTTCTACTGGTTCAAATTCACTTATAGCAGGTTCCTTGACATCTAATGGTGGTGGTGGTGGAGCAGGACACTTTGTAGATTGTGGTACAAATGAAATTGGAGCAAATGGTGCTTCTGGTGGTGGAGGTTCTGGGGGTAGTTGTTCAAATGGTGTTGGTGGATCAGGAAATACTCCTCCTACAAGTCCCGCTCAAGGTAATGATGGTGGTGATGGAGCAGGATCATCTGTTGCAACTGGCGGAGCTGGTGGTGGCGGTGGCGGTGGTAGTGGTGCAGTCGGTGCAGATGGATCCGCACAATGTGGTGCAGCTGGTGGAGCAGGTACAACAAATGATATTACAGGATCTTGTGTGGTTTACGGAGGGGGTGGCGGTGGAGCTAGTACCCCAGGTGGTTCAAGAGCAAGTGCTGCACCAGGTGGTGGAGGTCTTGGAGGTGTAAGAGGTGGAGTTGTAGCAACTGTGGGAGGTGTTAACACTGGTGGTGGTGGTGGAGCAAGAGCGTGTGCTGGTAATGGAGAACATGCAGCTGGCTCAGGTGTAGTTATTATAAAAGAAACAGCTGCAAAATGTGCATCAGGTGTGTGGAGTATTAATGATCATTTCGATCAAGTAAAAAATTCAGAATGGATAACAAGAGCAAATGCATCAATAAATTATTTAATCGTTGCTGGTGGTGGCGGTGGTGGTAGTTGCGGTGGAGGTGGAGGTGCTGGAGGTTATCGTGCATCAGGTTTTGGACCAAGTCCATTAAGAGGATCAGCATTAAGTGTATCTGCAGGTGTTTATACAATAACAGTTGGTGGAGGTGGAGGAGGCGGTGGTAATGATGGTGGTAATTCAACTTTTTCAACAATAACTTCTACTGGTGGCGGAGGTGGTGGAGCTAATGCTAGCGCAGGTCGTGCTGGTGGTTCTGGAGGTGGAGCTGGTAGAGATGCTAATGGAGCTGCTGCAGGAGCAGGTAATACTCCTCCTACTGATCCTTCCCAAGGTAATTCAGGTGGAACAAACTGTGCAGCAGGTTTTGGTGGCGGTGGTGGTGGAGGTGGTGCAACTGCTGCTGGAGGTTCTGGTGCAGGTGGTGCTGCTGATAGTGAAGCTGGTGGTGCAGGTGGTGCAGGAGCACCTAATACAATTTTAGGACCCGACACATCTTATGCTGGTGGTGGAGGTGGTGCAGTTGATGCTAATTGTGGAGCAGGTGGTGCAGCTGGTGCAGGCGGTGGAGGAATAGGCGGTGGACCAGCACCAGGACCATCTCCCGCAGGACCTACTGGTACAGTAGGAGCAGTAAACACTGGTGGTGGTGGAGGTGGTTCTGATCAAAGTAATCCAGGTAGAAATGGTGGTCCAGGTATTGTAATTGTAAAAATTCCAATAGCATATGCTGTAGCAGCAAGTCCAACGCCTGCAAGAGCGTTATCTAATCATCCAGATGGAGAACAATTAGTGAAATTTACAGCATCAGGAACATTGACTATAAGTTAAAATTAAAATATAACTAAACTTTTAAGGAGAATAAATATGGCACATTTTGCAGAATTAGAATCAAAAACAGATCCAACAGGTTTTACATCTGATACACATTTAATTGTTAAACAAGTTACAGTTGTAGCAAATGATGAAGTACCTTCAGATGAACATGTTGATGGTGAAACATGGTGTAAAAATTTTTTTAATCTACCAGATACAAATTTTAAACAAACTTCTTATAATCATAATTTTAGAAAACAATATGCAGGTATAGGCATGGTTTATGATGCATCAAAAAATAAATTTTTATCACCTCAACCCCATGCTTCATGGGCATTGGATAGTGATGATGATTGGCAAGCACCAATAACTTATCCATCAGTAATTGATGATGGTGAAGAAACACCTTCATGGTGGTATTCTATTAAATGGAACGAAACAAAATATAACGCTGACAACGATACAGGTTGGGAAGCTACTAAATCAAACGATGACGCGGAAACCAAAACAGTTCACAATTGGAACGGTTCAGCTTGGGTTTCCGAATAGGGGACTTTAAATGGCAAGATCAAACGGCGGATTAGTTGGTGCAACAGCTTCAGTATGTATACAAGCAGCACAAATTACTAGTAAAACATCTACAGGAAATGTTACAACACAACCATTAACAACTACAGTTAGAGTTCTTGTAGTAGGTGGTGGAGGTGGAACTGCAGCATGTGGAAGTGGTGGAGGTGGTGCTGGAGGATTTAGAGACATAAGTTGTATTTCCGTTTGCGGTAATACTGCATATACAATGACCGTTGGTGCAGCTGGTGCTGGATCTTCTAGACCAGCTGGTGGTGGTTCTGGAGGAAATTCAGTTGCAGCTTTCCCATCTAACCCAATAACTTCTGCTGGTGGTGGAGGTGGTAATTTTGGTAATGGTAGTGCTGGTGGTTCTGGTGGTGGTTCTGGAGGATGTGGTTTTGAAAGTCCAGGAAATAATACTGGTGGAGCTGGTAATACTCCTCCTGTTAGTCCATCTCAAGGAAGTGCTGGTGGTGGTTCTCAAAGAAATCAAGGTGGACAAGGTGGTGGTGGTGGAGCTAATCAAGCTGGTGGTTTTGCAAATAGTGGTAATGGTTCAGCAGGGGGCGCTGGTAAACCAAGTAGTATTACAGGATCAAGTGTTACTTACGGTGGAGGAGGTGCAGGCGGTTCAGGTGGTCCAGCCAATGAAGGCGGATCAGGCGGATCAGGTGGTGGTGGTAATGGAGGATCTAACGCAGGTGGAACATGTGCTACAAATGGTGCTGATAATACAGGGGGTGGGGGTGGTGGTTCATCTCATAACCCAACTACTCGTGGAGCTAATGCTAATGGTGGTTCAGGAATAGTTGTTGTATCAGAAGCTGCAATTCAAAAAGCACCAGGTGTGTGGAATTTAAGAACACATTATAGACAAAAGAGATTAGGAGTTTGGACTTCTTAATAATTGACAATTAGTCTAGCATAAGTATATTGTTTTTATGGTGGTAAAAGAAAGAATATGAATTTAACAAACTATTATTGGTATTTTAAATCAGTTATTCCAGAACGTGTCTGTGATGATATTGTTCGTTATGGAAAACAACTGCAAGATCAAATGGCAATGACTGGTGGATTTGGTGATGTTACAAATTTAAATAACAAACAAATTAAAAATTTAAAAAAGAAAAGAAATTCTGATATTGTTTGGATGAATGATAGATGGATATATAAGGAGATACAACCCTACATTAATAAAGCAAATGAAAATGCTGGTTGGAATTTTCAATGGGATCATTCTGAGTCTTGTCAATTTACAAAATATACTAAAGGTCAATTTTATGATTGGCATTGTGATAGTTGGGATCAACCCTATCAAAGAGAACAAGGAGATCCGTCTCACGGTAAAATTAGAAAATTATCTGTAACTGTTACTTTAACAGATCCAAAAAAATATAAAGGTGGTGAACTAGAGTTTGATTTTAGAAATCAAGATCCTGATAAAAAACCTAACGTACATAAATGCATTGAGATATTACCCAAAGGATCTTTAGTTGTGTTTCCTGGTTTTGTGTGGCATAGAGTATGTCCTGTAAAAAGTGGAGAAAGAAACAGTTTAGTTATATGGAATTTAGGATGGCCATTCAAATAATAGATAATTTTTTAGAAGAAGATGAGTTTAATAAACTTAGTTCTATTATTATGGGAGATAATTTTCCTTGGTATTACAGTGATAATATAACTAATGATGAGGATAAAAATAATTTTTATTTTATACATTCTTTTTATAGACAACACGGTATTAAAAGTGATTGGTTTAACATGTGGTTATCAGCTATTGAAAAATTAAAATGTAAAAGTATTATAAGAATAAAAGCAAACAATTATCTTAAAAGCGGTAAAAAACAAAAAAATAAATTACATGCCGATTATACTTTTAGTCACAAAGGTTGTTTATTATATATAAATGATAACAATGGTGTTACTTATTTTAAAGATAAAACTGTAACTCCAAAAGCAAATAGAGCAGTCTTATTTGATCCAAGTGTTTTACATGCAAGTAGTTTATGTGATGACAAAAAAAGAAGAGTAACAGTTAATTTTAATTATTTTTAAAGGAGAAATATGAAAAAAAAGAAAACTAAAAAAATAAAAAAACTTACATACCCTGAACAATTAAACAGGGAAGATTATTTTAAATGTCCTATATGGTTTGCTGATGAACCTAAATTTGTTAATGATTTAAACAAAGCATCTGACAAATATATTACTTACTCTAAAAAAATGTTACAACCTGGTATAGATAAACGTAACAAAACAAATAAAACTAAGGGCGATTTAGGGAGTGTCTATCATTCAAATAGTTTAATTGGAGACCCTAATTTTAAAAAATTACAAGATTATATCGGTGCAACTTCTAATAATTTATTAATTGAAATGGGCTTTGATATGTCTGGTTACACTTTATTTACTACAGAAATGTGGGTGCAAGAATTTGCTAAAAATGGAGGTGGACACCATACATTACACACACATTGGAACGGTCATATTTCTGGTTTTTATTTTTTAAAAGCTAGTGATAAAACATCTATGCCTTTGTTTGAAGATCCCAGAGCAGGTAATTTAATGAATCTTTTACCAGAAGCAGATAAATCAAAAGTAACTTATGCAAGTTCAGCCATTCATTATAAGGCAGAACCAGGTCGAATGATATTTTTTCCTTCGTATATGCCACATCAATACACTGTTGATATGGGTGTTGAACCGTTTAGATTTATACATTGGAACTGTCAAGCAATACCAAATGGGGTTTTAAATGTTAAATAAATTTAAAGATATAAAAAAAGCTTTTATAGATTCTATTTTAAACGGACACTCTAAAGGAAATAAACCAGATTTAATTAAAACATTAATTAAAAATAAACAAATTAAAATTAGATTAAAAGGAAAAAATGTCATTCAAAAAAAATAAATACACAGTATTAAAAAAAGTTATTTCACCAGAGTTAGCAAATTTTGTTTACAAATATTTTTGTAACAAGAGAAAGACAGCAAGATTTTTACTTGATCAAAAATACATTTCACCTTTTACAGAATATTTTGGTGTGTGGAATGATGAACAAGTTCCAAATACCTATTCACATTATAGTGACATTGCAATGGAAACTTTATTAGAACAAGTAAAACCTATTATGGAAAAACATACTAGTTTAAAATTAAGTCCTACATATTCTTATGCAAGAATTTATAAAAAAGGAGATGTCTTAGCTAGACATAAAGATAGATACTCTTGTGAAATATCAACAACATTAAATCTAGGTGGTGATCCATGGTCAATTTATCTAGATCCAACAGGTAAGAAAGGTCAGGCTGGAATTAAAGTCGACCTCAAACCTGGAGATATGCTTATATATTCTGGTTGTGAATTAGAACATTGGCGAGAAGAATTTAGAGGTAAGGACTGTGGACAGGTATTTTTACACTATAACAAATCCTCATCTAAAACTGCAAAAGAAAATCTATATGATAAAAGACCATTTTTAGGGTTGCCTGCTTGGTATAAAGGCTTTAAAATACCTAAATAATATTGTATATAATAATATGGCGGGAGATTCCACCACATACTCTCCTGCCTTTTTATTAAAAGGTTTTTTATATGTTACAAAAAGTAAATTTTCAGCCAGGATTTAACAAACAAGTTACATCAACCGGAGGCGAAGGCCAATGGGTTAATGGTGATAATGTTAGATTTAGATATGGCACTCCAGAAAAAATAGGAGGTTGGGCACAACTAGGTTCAGTAGATATTACAGGACGTAACACAGCACTACACCATTTTGTAAATGCTAGTGGTATTAAATATGCAGCATTAGGTACTAATAGAATATTGTACGCATACTCTGGGGGTATTTTTTATGACATACACCCAATTAAAACTACAACAACTTTAACAAATGCATTTAGCACTACTCAAGGTCAGCCAACAGTTACAATAACTTTTGCATCAGCGCACAATGCAGACAAAGGTGATATTATATTATTAGATAATTTTACTAGTATTACTAACTCTGGTTTTAACTCAACTAATTTTGAAGACAACAAATTTCAAATTACAAGTGTACCAACAACAACTACATTAACTGTAACAATGGCATCTAATGAATCAGGATCAGGTGCAAGTACATCTGGTGGTATCAGAGTAAAACTTTATTATTCTGTTGGACCTGCAGTAGAAGTTGCAACAACAGGTTGGGGTCTTGGATCATGGGGTGGTGTACAACAAGGACAATTTACATCAACGCTATCATCAGGAATTAATGCATCGATAACTTCATTAACTATGGCAAGTTCAACATCATTTCCATCTTCAGGTACAGTACAGATTGGTTCTGAACTAATTACTTACACTGGAAATAGTAGTGGTACATTATCTGGATTAACTAGAGGTGCAGCAGGAACCACGGCAGCAATACACTCATCTGGTGCAACTGTTACAGATGCATCAAACTTTTTTTCATGGAACGCTGCAGCATCAGGAGATATTGTTACAGCACCTGGGCTATGGTCATTAGATAATTTTGGTAACAAACTTATTGCAACTATATCAGGTGGAGAAACATTTGAATGGGACTCAGATCCTATAACAGCAAACAGCACAAGAGCAACTTTACTTCCTAATGCTCCAACATCATCAGCTTTTAGTTTGGTATCTACACCCGATAGACACTTAATATTTTTTGGAACAGAAACTACAATTGGAACTAAATCATCAAGAGATGAAATGTTTATAAGATTTTCTGATCAAGAAAATATTGACTCAACAACTTCTTATGCACCTAGTGCTGTTAATACAGCGGGTACACAAAGACTAGCAGATGGATCTAAAATTGTAGGAGCAATCAGAGGTAGAGATGCAATATATGTTTGGACCGATACAGCATTATTTATTATGAGATTTGTTGGTGCACCTTTTACTTTCTCATTTCAACAAGTAGGTACTAACTGTGGATTGATTGGTAAGAATGCAGCCGTTGAAGTTGATGGTTCTGCTTATTGGATGTCAGAGAATGGTTTCTTTAGGTACACAGGTAAATTAGAATCCTTGCCATGTTTGGTGGAGGATCATGTTTACGATGATATTAATACAATTCCAAAACAACACATTAATGTAGGTTTAAATAATTTGTTTGGTGAGGTCATGTGGTTTTATCCAAACTCAGGAGCAGGAACTGTTAATAGAATGGTTGCTTACAATTATCTTGACTCCACACCTCAAAGACCAGTGTGGACTACAGGAACCCTAGCAAGATCTGCATGGCAAGATTCTGCAGTGTTTGGTCAACCTCACGCAACTGAATATAATACAAGTGGCACAACACCTACGACAAGTAAAGATCATGTAATTGGATGTACAGATGGTACATCTACATATTTTGAACATGAAAAAGGACTAGATCAAGTTAAAGAAGGAGCTACAAGTGCAATCACTGCTAATATAGAATCTGGAGATTTTGATATAGGTCAACAAGGGGGATTGCAAGGAGTAGGTAATGATGGAGAGTTTATGATGAAAATAAGAAGAGTGATACCAGACTTTTTATCTCAAACAGGAGATGCTGTTATTACATTAAACCTTAAAGATTTTCCAAATGACACCGCAGCAAGTTCATCACTTGGTCCATTTACAGTAACCAGTGGTACACAAAAAATAGACACACGTGCAAGATCTAGATCTATTGCATTAAAAGTATCTAATAGTAGTACAAGTCAATTTTGGAAACTAGGTACGTTTAGATTAGATATACAACCGGATGGTAGAAGATAATGGCTAGAATTGTACAATCACTTACACAACCTGCAAAAGATTATGACGAACAAATACAACAATCTTTTGTTAGAGATATAGATAGTATTGTGCAAAAATTAAATACAACTTTCCAACAAGATATTAAAGACGAAGCAGAGGCGGAGGCTTATTACTTTGGCTAACACATTCTTAAATAAAAAAGTAGATTTAACTACAACCGGTGTAACAACTTTGTACACAGTCCCTAGTGCTGCAACAGCTATTATAAAATCTATCCTAGTATCAGAAGACTCAGGTAATGCAGATACTATAACTGTGACAATTACTGCAGGTAGTGATGTATTTAGTTTGTTTAAAACTAAAGCTGTAGGTGCTAATGCAACAATAGAACTATTAACTGCTCCATTAGTAATAGAAGAAAGTGAGATATTAAAAGTAACTGCTGCAACGGCTAATAGGTTG